AAAAACGTGTTTACTTTATTATGTTTATGTTGAATATGATGTTTACATTGACAATGATGATTGTTGTTATTATACGAAGATGGTAATTGGTTAGTAGTAGTATTATAATTTTTTATATATTGTTGTTGTTGTTGTTGTTGTGATGGTAATGGTGATGTTGATGTTGATGTTGGTAAATGTATTTGTGGTTGTATTGTTGGTAATTGTACTGGTATTTGTGTTTGTGTTATTGGTAAAAGTGTTGGTTGTTGTAGTGTTTGTAATTGTTGTTGTGTATTTGTATGAAAAGGTGTAAACGCGTTTGTTAGATCACAATAATACGATTCTGACATTTATTTAAAATAAATATATTTTTTATTATTTATTAGTATAAGAATTATAAATTTTTTTATATTGTTATAATTTTTTTATCTTGTTTTTTTGTAGAAAAAGAATTATTTTTATTTTTCTTTTTATTGTTTATAGATAATGATGTTTTTTTAGTATTATTGTTTTGTCTTTTTTTAATACTAGTTGTACTTGATGAACTACCATAACTTGATACTGAAAACCGTTCATCATCGTTTAAATAATCTTCTTTTTGTGATGTTAAATCCATTTGTTGTTGATACATTGATGAAGACGACATATGTGGTAAAGGTGGTGGATTAAAAGACGGTGTGTTGTTATTTTCATGAGTAGAAAAAGTATGCTGGTTGTGTTGTTGAGGCATTTGTTTTTGTGTTTCGTTAGAAGTAGTACCACGTGTATTGTGTAAAGAAGATACTGTAGATGTTAAATTACTTAATACAGACGATAGATCAAAATTACCCATATTCGATTTTACAGTATTTTTTAAATTATTTATATTTATTGTATCTGGTACAATAGCTTTAAATAATGTTTGTGTTAAATTAAACATAAACGCCGAACCTGCTACAGCTAAAATTAATTCTAATTCTGGTGCCATTTGTTGTTTTTTATGATATTTTTCAAATAGTTTTTCAAATATAGGATTAAAATCTTCAATATTTTCAAGTACATTTTCTGACCATCCTTCTAATTTAACATCGAATGGATCAAAACGTTTATTTAAAAATTCTATACCTGTTATTATAGCCATAAGCATTTTTTGTTGAAATTTAACACTGGATTTTATTTCAATAGATCTGTATAAACGATGGTATTCTTTTTTAATATCTGTCATGCTATCTGTTACTTGTAAATTTTTAACAACATGTCCTGATGATTTTAAATGATCCAATTTTAATAAATAATCTAATTTGTCATCTTCGTTTGATATTATACTATCGTTATCATTATCTTTTTTATTTTTTTTATTTTTTACATGTTTATCGTTTTCTTCTTCTTCATCGTCTTCTTCTTCTTCATCGTCTTCTTCGTCTTCTTCATCGTCTTCTTCTTCATCGTCTTCATCACCAGAAAAAGACTGTTTTGAAACAGATGATACAGACCTTGTATCGTTTACTTGTTTTTTAAACGGTATATCTTTTTTAACAGAAGGATTAGCTATTTGCATTAATGTTTCTGACATTTCGTCATCATCTATATTATTATTTTTAATATTATTTTCTTTCATCTCATCATTTACATCATCATTATATAATAATGGCTGTTGATATGATATTGAATTAGTTATACTATTTTTCATATTTATTTATTTTACTTATTTATTATAATTCATTTGTTTTAACGATTTATATTAATTTAACGAAAGACTATGTATACAATATAAAAATGTATCTGAAAGGTCGTCTTTTTTTTTTGTTTTTTCAAAAAAAGAAGACCATTTTTCTTTTTCTAGTTCATTGAATAATGAAAGAAAATATGTACAATAATAAATACTTATTTTTTTTCTATTAGTATATGCCTTTTTACCTTTTAATATAATTTCGTTTTTTTTATTTTTAGTTGTACACATTATAGTATTTTGTAATGTATGTATATTTGGACCTGTATAATATGATGAAACTTGTAATTTTTTACGCGCATCAATAAATTCTATTTTTATAGTAGAATTGTTATTTTCTGAATGTATTAAATCTATTAATTTTGTATATATAACAATAGATACAATATACATTATATTATTTATTTTAGGCTGTTTTTCTATATATATATAATTTACTTGTTCATGTATAAGATGTTTATGCATTGTGTAAAAACAAGTTATATGTTGTAATACAAGTTGTGTGATATAATGTTGTTTTGATAATGTTGTAGATATATCGTATAATGGTATAAGTTCTTTATTTTCCCATATATGTATAGTATATGTTTGAAAATTAAGTTTATCTAAACAAGACATTATACATAATGATAAATTTTTTATACCTATATCTATAGATAATATAAACATTATTTAAACTATAATATTTTTATATTTAATATTATTAATAATTAATATTAAATGGGAGATACTTGTCCTTATATAACAAATCCAGAAATAGCCGATGAATATATTAAATCATTTGATTGTATAAATAATGACATAAATTTGTCTAAAGATATAGATAGTAGTATTAAAACTTTAAATATTAATATAAAACAATTAAACAAAATATCAACAAATAAAGTAGATTTTTCTAGAAAAAATATAGACAATGAAACGCAAGTATATATAGGAAACAATGCTAGAGACAATTTAGAAAAATATAAAAACAGTTTATCAGCATTTATAGAAAAAAAACAAAAGTTAGATAGTAAAATAAAACAAAACGAAGACATGTTTGTAACCGTGTTACAAACTAATTTTGGAAAGAATAATGTTAATAATTTAAATAAAAATAACAAATTACCTGTTATACAAACAATAGAATCTCATATGAAAAATGTAAATAAAAAAAGTAAATTATATAAACTTGCTAACAAATTAATGAATGAAATAACAAATATTAGATAATAAAAATAATATTTATTATATTTATAATAAATATGTATATATTATAATAATATATTATAATTAATATAATGAGCACAACTCCAAAAAAATCTGCAGCGTGTGAACAAGCAAAATGGAATTGTTTACAAAGCTGTAAAAACGATGTAGCGTTTAAAAACCCTGAAAGAAAGAAAAAATGTAAACAGAAATGTATACAAAATTATAAAAATTGTGATTTATTAGATCCTGTTACACCTGAGAAATACATATTTTCTAAAGAAACCTCTACAAACAAGCCAATTATTACTGAAGAAAACGACATGTCATCAAATACTTCTGAAATAGAAATATTTCCTGAATATACATCTACAAACAAAACAATTACTGAAGAAAATGACACTTTATATGCTTCTGAAACAGACAATGAAGAAGTACCTTCAATTCCAACAAGAAGAGATTCTAAAATGAGTAAATTAAAAATGATACAAAGTATAAATAAAGATATAAATGACGAATTCTTAAAATTTTTAATTGATACAGAAAAAAAAGAAATAAACAAAAAAGAAGATATAATTAAAAAATATAAAAAATGGATAAATGGTTCAACGCCTATAGAAGAAAAAGATAGGTTTTTTTTAAATAACGAATTAAAAAAAAATAAAGAAGATTATTATAAAGTAAAAGATAGTATTATAGTAGAAGAAGATTCGTTTTTGGGTTATCTTAATACATTTATAAACAATGTTTCTTTATTTGATGACGAAACAATACAACAAAATAAACCACCACAAACACCCAAAAAATACGCGATATCGAATAAATATTCAAGTAGTAAAGAATTTATACAATTTTTAATTAATAACATAAAAAAAGAAATACGTAATTATAATAAAAATATTGAAACATATACTAGTTATATGAATAAAATTAACACATTATCACCTGGAAAAAAACAAAAATTAGAACAATTATACAATGAAAAAAAAGAAGAATACGATAACTATATTTCATTAAAAAATAGACCATTTGCATCTTATATCGTTACTGATGACTTTTACCGATCTTTTAGTTTTGGTAAACACGCATTTAATTATGGATGTGGTATGAATACAAACGTTAAACGGTTTAGTTATGGATGTGGTACTAATAAACATGCGTTTAATTATGGATGTGGTATGAATACAAACGTTAAACGGTTTAATTATGGATGTGGTAAACAACGTTTTGGCGAAGAATCTTCTAATTTAGATGTACGTTTAGATATTATTTAAACATGAAGAATATAAATAAATAATAAAAGAAATATTAATGAATACTACTATTTCTTTAACATTTGAACAATACATGTATACACAATTATGTACTATTTTTAAAAAATATACATCTAAAACACTACTTACAAAAAATATTAAAAATATTATAAATACTATTCTTAAAGAATTTGTATTATTAAAAAAACAAGAACATTCAAAAGAAGATATTTATTTTTTAGCACGTAAAATTTTATATAATATGAAACACGGCGAAGTGTCTTATATTATAGAAAATTTAATTTCTGGTAATTGGGATTCTACTTCTTTTATATACATGTCTCATGATGAATTATCACCACTTAAAAAAGAATGGCGTATGAAAATAAAAATGCAAAAATTTCATAAAATGGAATTATTTTTAAAATCACAAGATTCTATTCTTGGATCATCTAATGGTTTATTACAATGTAAAAAATGTAAAAGTACACACACTACTTATTCGTTATTACAAACACGATGTTCTGATGAACCAATGACTGTTTTTGCATATTGTTATGATTGTAGTCATAGATGGAAATTTTGTTAAATTTATACAGTTTCTTCTTCGTCTACTACATTATCATCCAATTGTCCTAGAATCCATTTTTTTGACATGACATCCCATACAAGAATAGAACCTTCTTTTAGATCAGCAACATTAAAAACGACATCTTTCAGTGATGAAGACAAATACAAAGAATCCATTTTCAACATTTCAGCAGATATTTCTTGTTGTAAAACTGTAAGTTTTGTTTCTAGTTCAGAAACCATACTTTTTAATTCAGATACATAACTTTCAAACACATCTTCTATTTTTTTATTATCAATATACAGTTTATCAGAATACAATTCTGTTATTGTTGCAGATTCAGCACGTAAACCTACAAATGTACCAGATTGTACAATAGATGTTGAATTTTGTTGTTTTGTGTTTAAATTATTCATTTATATATTATAAAAATAAATAAAATAATGTTTTTATTTTATTTTATTTATAAACAAATAAAAAAGTTCTTTTATTTTAACGCGTATTTTATATTAACGTAATGTATCACTTTTTGCTTGTGTAAATTGTGGTGTACTTTTATTATCTGCAGGTGCACAATATGTTGGTACAGTGTCGTTATTAAATACAGAACCACTAGGACAATCTTTATAACACAACGTTAATTTATTACTAGTTAAATGACGATAACCAGATGGACAGTCTAATGTACCTATAGTATTGGCTTTAATAGATACATCGTCACCTCTACATCCACCTGTAGATGTATTAAAATGATAATTTGTTGGACAACTTGATGGATCATAACACAATGCACCTATTTGATAAGTATAAGGTGCTTCGCATTTTCCATTACCAGATAATACATCTGCAGCACTACCAATAGGTTTTAATACATTATCTAAAGGACCAAAAGATATTGAAGCAGATTTGTATAAATTATATAAAAAAGATATAAATGATAAAATTAAAAAAAATTTAAGTAATTTAATAAAAAAGGACATTTGTATTAAAAATAAACAATATAAAAAAGTAATTATATTAAATATAAAAAATGTATTATTCTAATAATAACGATGATAATAAATTAAAAATATTATTATCTTTAAATGAAACAGGTACTGAACAACGATCAACAGATTGGTACACAACACGTAAAAAATACTTAACATCTAGTGATCTAGGTTCTGTATTAGGTTTAAACAAATACGAATCACGTGAAACAGTTTTATTTAAAAAATGCGGAATATCTCCTAATTTTAAAGAAAATGTTGCAACACAACATGGTAACTTTTATGAACAAGAAGCTATAGATATGTATTGTTCAATAACAAACAGGACATCTTTTTCATTAGGTCTTGTTGATTATTCAACAATACATGGTTCTAATACTATTATAAAAAATGGTATAGATTTGTCGTTTTTAGCAGGTAGTGTTGATGGTATATCTGTGTTAAAAGATAATTCTACTATTCATCATGAATCTGTATTATCTGTATTAGAAATAAAATGTCCATATAGACGTAAAATAATACATGGACAAATACCTGATTATTATTATCCACAAATACAAATGAATATGCATATATTAAATATACCATATGGAGATTTTATTGAATATATACCAAAAGGATTATGGGGTAAAAAAGAATGTGAAATGAATATTGTACGTGTTTATAAAGATGATGAATGGTTACATACCGTAACACCTGTATTATACGACTTTTGGAAAGAAGTATTGTATTATACAGAACACGGTATACATCATCATCCAAAATATACGTTTTATTTAAATAAATATAAATAAATAACAATAAGTAATATAATAACCGAGAAGTATATACTTCTATACTACTAAAAAATGGGTATACGTGGTTTAAAAACATTAATTAAAAAAAAAGTACCAGGATCGTTAAGAATACGACCTATAACATATTATAAAAATACAATAATAGCTATTGATGTAAATATATTATTATACAAAACATGTTATTCATGTCCTGTAAACGATTATAATTCGTTTTTATTTTTTTTTATTAATAAATGTATTTCTTTTTTAAATAATGGTATATTACCTGTGTTTATATTTGATGGTAAAACACCTATTGAAAAAAAAAAAATATTATATAAAAGACAACTTACAAAACGTAACAATAAAGAACGTTTACAACAATTAAAAAATATACAACATCCTTCTTTTTATATACAAAAACAAATACAAAAATTAGAAAAAAAAACATCTTTAAGTGTAACACATTATCATATTGAATTATTAAAACGTTTATTTTATTCATTAGGAATACCTTATTTTATATCACGATCCGGTGAAGCTGAACAATTATGTGCATGTTTACAAAAACAAAAAATTGTAGATTATTCTGTATCAGATGATACAGATACATTAGTTTTTGGTTCATTTTCATTATTAACATGTTTAAACCGTACAAATATAACATTAATGGAATGGGATTTAAATACAATATTATCTAAATTAAAATTAACATTTCCACAATTTGTAGATTTTTGTATATTAACAGGATGTGATTATACAGAACCTATACCAGGTATAACTATAAACGAAAGTTTATATTATATTCAAAAATACAAAACAATTGAAAACTGTTTACCATTATTACAAAAAAAATACAATGTTAATATTGATCAAGAAACTACTTTATCAAATACAGAAGAAAGTTCACATTCTACATTTTTTAATTATAAACGTGCACGTGAATTGTTTCATACATCGTTAGAAGAAGAATGTGTATCATTATCATCAACTATAAAATTAAACACATTTCAATTATCTACATTTCAAACATTATTACATTCTATAAATTGTACAACGTTTAAAATAAACGATTATTGTTGTAATATACAACAATCTATACAATTATTTAACAATATACATACAAAAAGTTAAAAAAAGAAATGTATTTTTTTTCTATATTTAAAGTAATATTAATAAATTAAAAAAATGGATCCAAGTTGGGAAATACCTTTTAATCCGGAAATGATTCCTGGTGATATGTTTACCGATACTGATATTATGTTCAGAGATGGTTTTGCTCCTAGAAATAGAGATAAAAATGCATTAAAAGCTGAAATTAGAAATCGTTATCCAAATACAACATTTCTTAACGAAAACGAACCAACTATTCTTTTAGGACACGTTTTACGTCCAGATGATGTATCGGCACCGGTAGTACTTAATACTGGAAGAATATTAGTAAGAGCAGGTGTTGTAGATAATGTAGAAGTGTTTATTCGCGCACAAGCTGACATTTTAAATTATATGAGAACTGCTCCAAAAATTAATACATATAAACCAAATTTAAATCCATTATTTGGTGGTGTTAGTATCAGTAGTAATAGTAGTAGTAGTAGTAGTAGTAGTAGTAGTGGTGGTGGTGGT